ATGATGACTAAAAAAATATTTTCTGTAATTGTATTTATTTTTGCTCTTTCTTTAACTTTTGCAGAAAATATTGAAATAATTGAAGAAACAAATATTGAAGAAATAATAGAAGAAAATAATTCAGAAGATGTCCCAACTTTAGGTGATGAAGAATCATCTGAGATTCAAGAAAGTGATGAGAATGTGGAAAGCATTGAAGAAGATTTATATCAAGATGAAGTATTGCTTAAAACATTAGAGGCTATTGAGGAAAAAAACGTAATGGGGACTCCAGTAAAAAAACTTGAAGATGATATCTTTCTTTTTATGCAAGGTTTTGGAGAGGCTGAGTTTAAATGGACACTTGGTTTAGAGTTTTTTAAAGATTATACACAGACAATTATTCAAAGTCCTGTTTTAGTGCAAGAAGCTAATTTATCATTGTTATTATTGATGAAAAAGCGTTGGTATTTTGGAATAAATTATAGAGATAGAATCTCTGATTCGAGTATTTATATTGGCTATATTGATATTGAAAATAATATCAAAAAACATATTAGACTGGGAAACAAAGGTATCAACTTCCCAAATCTCTATCCATTTATAGGGGAAGGGGGGACTAGTTCTAGGTTATCTCCTGGAATGTCTGCACAATTTGAAGGAGAAAAGTGGAGATTTGATTCTATTGTTAGATATGATAGTGGTCAAAAAAACAAAAGAATATTTTATGGTAAAAATGAAGTTATAGAAAGCAAGACTAATATTGCTTCTTGGAGAAAAGCACAATATTTTTATATTCCTTATAGTAATTTATATGGAAAATCTTTTGATGTTTATGTTAAAGATAACCAATATGGACAGTGGCGATTATTACCTAAAGATAATTATGTTGTTGATGCTCGAAAGAATATTTTAGTTTTGAATAAATCTTATAATTATGGTGTGGCAATAAATCTTTTTTCAACATCTGAAGTAGCTAGCCTTATAACAGAAAGTAAGCATTATTTTTTTGGAACTCCTATTCAAGATTTAATTAATAATGATGTGTATATAAACATACATAGTTCTGTTTTTTTAGCATTAAAGAAATATAACACTTTTTCTTGTTTTGAAATAGCTTCGATATATGTCTTTGATAATATTGAGTATAATCAGGAAGTCTATGTTACACTAAAAGCTACAGGAGATAAATCTAACCATTTTGATGTTAAGCTTAATTATATCAATTCATATTTTGATAATACTATAGGAAGTGTTTTGGGACAGGTTCATTCAAGCTATATAAATATTGATTACAAAGAAGCGATTACAAGATTTCCATTTTTGCCTGATAACGAACATATATATATTCCTGCAAATACTAATAATGATAAAGATACCTATGAGCTTTTAAGCTATGTATATATTCCTGTTTCTAATTTTGTATTGCCTAAGGGGGCAAATGATATTGAAGTTATTAAAAATGGTATTCCTATATTAGATTTTAGATATGATGAGAATACTAATATTGTTTATATTAGAGGAGTTGTACCTTCTGATAAAATTGAAATCAGATGGTCTGAAAATAAAAAATATTCTAATGATGGAATGGTTCGCTTAGGTATTGCAGGACAGTATCGTCCTTTTGAATGGTTAACATTATTTTTGGCAACAATGTCAAATATAAGTGTAAAGAAAAATGAGAATGAAATTAATGATAAATATAATATAAGCACAGGTTTTGATATTGAATATAAAGCAATAAAGGCAGGAAGTCATTTTGGTTTTGAGGCAAGTTCAAATAGAGCTGACAAAAATATCTATATTTCTAAAAATCATTTTTATTTTAATTATGACGATAAAAAGCAACTTTCTATTTTTAATAATCCAAGAGTGTTTTTGGATTTTGATGTGAATAGATCAGATAAAGTTTCTTTGCATTCAAGTACTGAAATAGGGTTAGATATCTGGAAAATTAGTCTTGATGGAAAACTATCGTTGCAAGATAGTATAAATAATAGAAGTGTTGTAGAAAGTGCAGGTCATATTGTTAAAATGCCTATATATTTCTTTTATATGGACGAAGAGTTTTTTATAAATATAAATGAGTCCATCTTATCAAGAACAAATAAAATAAAATTTGAGAAGTATATTAATTTTGATCATTTAACATTTGTTAATTATGACAAGCGTTTTGTATATCAACAAGTTACTTCTTCTATTAGCCCTATAATACCAGATACAAATGTTGGTAATTTTTTCATGGAGTTTAAGATCAACTTATATCAAAAATATCTGAATAATTATAATTTATACAATAATAACTACGCAATTGCTTGGAGAAACAGTTTGATAGATTCCTATTCTATTGGAGCTGATAATCCTATATTAAGAAATGAATCCTTATCTTTTATATTTAATTGGAGTTATCCAAAAGAAATGAATTATGATAGTGGCTTTAATATACTTGGAGTTAATTTTGATTCTAAGATTTATGCCACGAATAATCTAGCTTCAGAAAAGAATGAAAATATAACTTGTTCTTTTAGATTGCCTCTTGCATTTAACGAAGTTTTTATTACGCCATTTTGGGAACGTTTGGCTTCTAAACAAATAAGTTTTAGAAGAAGTGTAAGTTATAAGAATGATTTTGATTCTTTGTTTGTTGCCTTAAAAGAACAGTATTGGTTTTTTGCAACACCCATTATATATGATATTTTTGATAGAAGTATTTTACATAAAATACAGGGTTTAAAGGGTAACTATAGTTTTTCTAATACCTATGGACTTGATGTTTCAAGGTTAATTTCAAACACATTGAAAGACTTGTATACGCCTCATGAATTTAATATGTCTTTAGCGAGAATTATTCGTTCAAACAATTCTAATATAGATGCACGTGAATATTATAAATTAAAATTTAATATTCGATATACAGCTTTGGATGTTTTTATGCTAAAATATTCTAATGGAATATTTAAAAATATCACTCAAGATGAACTTGTCAGAGATTATGATTTTCATTTTATTTTTTCAAAAGATTATTTTAATTTTTATTTCAATAGTATTCATAAATTATATTTTTACCAATATGGTGATAACAAGATAGGTTTTGAAAATAAATTTGATATTGAAGTTGAAAAGATAGAAAATAAATTAATTGCAAAAGCATGGAAAGAAGATGTTTCTTTTTTGTATTGTTTTAAGGGGTATAAATCTCTTACAAATATGCTATTTTCTCTTTTTACAAAATTTAATTTACTAGACGAAAGAGAAGAAAAATTGACAATTTCTATTTTTAGACAAACATATTCTAATATAATTGATTATAGATTCAGCTTTAGACACACGCAGAAAACAAAAATTGGTGAAAATGGGCAAATAAAAATGTTTGCTGATGTGTCTATAGCTTCAACAAGACGTTCTTCAGTTCTCTTAAATTTAACTTTTGGTATTGTTGGAAAAATTGAGTACTAGCGACTACAGTCACTTACAGTATTGAGTTGTTCTGTCGAGATGGGCTGTAGAGCTTGTGTAATGTGAGCTTATGATGTGTTTTTAAGTTGCCATCCAACCATAACTTATGGCAACTTGAGAAAGTGAGGGCTACCGCCAGCGTAGCTACTAGGCTAACGCATGAATTAAATGCTAGCTTAGAAGCTACGCTAGCAGTACGCCTAGTGGCTGTCGCTGGCAGTAGCCTAGCTTTAATTCATGCGTTTCTTTAACACCTTCAAAGCGGAGCAGAGGATAACTCGGTTATTGTTGCCTTCATAGTGCAAGAAAGTGCGTGTGTCATAGCAAAAAGTTTATAAAAAGCCAAACACTCATCCCTAAAACTAAGGAGATGAAACTATGGCAACTATAGTCTTAATTACAGGCGATTCAGGCACTGGAAAAACAGCAAGCACACGAAACTTCACAGGAAGCGAAGCTACAATCTTTAACGTAGCAAAAAAACCTCTACCATTCAAAAACAACAATATTCCTCTAATCAAAATAACTTCTTATGGAGACTTAAAAATAAAACTTTCAAAAGCAAGAAACAAAAGTCTAATAATAGACGACGCACAGTATCTAATGGCATTTGAATTCTTTGGAAGCATTGAAGAAAAAGGTTTTGAAAAGTTTACAAGACTAGGCAAAAACTTTTATTCATTAGTTTCTCATGCAAGCCAATTAGAAGATGACAAAATCATATACTTTTTCATGCATAAAGAAATATCAGAAACTGGACAAGAAAAAGCGAAGACACTGGGCAAACTCTTGGACGAAAAACTAACACTCGAAGGATTATTCACAATAGTCTTAAAAACAATAGTGCTAGAAAATACAACAGGAAACATGGGCTACTACTTTTCAACACAAAACTCTGGAAGCGACAGAGTCAAAACGCCTATGGGAATGTTTGAATCAAACCTAATACCAAACGACCTAAAAAACGTTGATAACATAATCAGAACATATTACGAACTAAGTCCGCAGGGAAGACTTTCGTAAATGGTTGGGCTTTCTTAGATGCAAAGACCCAAATAGCATAAAAAAGACGAGGCTATTTATTGCAAATAAAAAAACTCGTCCAAAATACAAAATTAAGGAGACGAACATGAATAAACTGGGAAGCAAATTCTTAAATATATGGGATGAGCCTTTTATACAAGATACAAGATTAGATGATAAAGCTAAATTGCTTTATCTTTACCTACTCACAAACTCGCTTAGCAATATTGCAGGCGTTTATAAAATTACAGATAGACGAATCGCTTTCGATTTAAATTGTCTTAAAGAAGCTTTATCTAATCTTTTTAAACAATTAAAAGCATTAAAAAAAGTCTATCGATGCGGGGATTGGGTGATTATAAAAGATGCACCACTTTACATAAAAGCAATGACAAAAGCCACAATCAAAGAAATGGATGAAATCCTTTATAGCTTGCCTGAAAAAATCAAAGAGAAAATGAGACGCATACATTACAAATATGCACATCTTTATGGCGAGCTTCTTATTGAAGAAATACAAAAAGGCAAACTAAAAACAATAATTAAAAAAGAAAATCAACAAGAGCTATTTAATACTAACAATATAACAGCAACAGCAAAAAAAGCTGAAGCTAAAAATAATGAATCGGAGGTGGGAAATGATTCAAAAGATACGTCTTCTATACACAAACTGGAAGATGAAAATGTGCGTAAAAAGAATAACCAAACAGCTGGACAGGATCAGCAACATTGCGAGCAAAATCGAACTAACTCTATTGAGGTTGTAGGAAAACCTGCTTCTGCTGATATATTCAAAAACTTAAATCTAAAAAAAGCGAGTGAGTTGGAAAATACATCAGCAGAACTCTTTGAAGAAAACGTAATGTTACAGAAAGACAAAATTGTCGACATCAACACTGAAGAAGGTAAACCCTTTGGGGCTTTCTACAAAGAACCTGTAGCAGTTACTACAAATGAAACAAAAGATAACAAAAACAATAATGAAACGAATGCTTTTGAAACAAAAAGCCAAGACTTAGATAAGTTTAGAGAATCAGTTGCAAAACAAATATTACAGTTATTCATAAGCGAAGGCTTTTATAAAGGCATGTCTTTTAATTACTTTTACAAAGCTGATTTTAACAGAGGAATAAAAATGTTAAAAGAAAGAGGCATCTCCCTGGATGACCACAAAGACGCATATAACCTTTATGAGACGGTCAAAAACTTTATCAAAATTGGTAAATTGCAACTTCAAAATAACACTTGGTATTCTGTCAATATACTGTTTTATAAACTATGCGAAGCTTGCAATTACAATATATTCACCCCTAATGCATTTGATATCAATTTCTTTAAAGGGCAGTTAAACCTAGAAAAAGAAGTTATCTCTTATTAAAAAAAAAGGATGGTAAAAATGAAAAAGACAGAAGAAGAAAAAGAAATGCAAGAAAAATTAAGAGCTCTCTGGATACAACAAGCCATAAAAGAAAGAAGTAAGCAAAAAGAAAAAACGCTTAGCAAAAAAGAAGAAGAAAGAGCTAAGGCTTGGGCAAAGAAAGAAGGCTTGAATATCAGAAATACAATATATATAGGTTTCTGTAGATGGGTAAATATTAAAACAGGTTTTATTGTTGGCAAGTTTCGATTTGTTCATGGCTTAAATGATAATGCTATGGTAATTATATATATGAGTGATGGGAAAGTTTATCATGACAAAAACGGGAAGGGCTTGTATTTTAATAAAAACTATAAAGATCATCCAAAAATAAAAAAGATTTTATCTTCGCTTGCTTTAAAAAATCATCGCCCGTTAAGGCAAGGAAGATGGTGTTTGTAGAAAAAAAAACATGAAGAAACTATTGAAGAGTGTGGGGGGAGCAAGTAAATATACACCCCACTAGAGACTTGTGAAAATCTTGTTGATAACCTCTTAAATAAAGAGGATAAAAGCGGGGAAACATTGTTATAAAGTGCGGTGCTAACGTGGTATGTGCAATAAATGCACAACCTACTAGAGATTTGTGAAAATCTTGTGAATACATAAAAAAATACGAATGGGGTGTCCAACTGGTTAGGGGAAAAGAGTTCTGACCTTTTCTGAATGGGTTCGAGTCCCATACACTCCAATTCTTTTTAATGTTTTTTTTGTAAAAAAGCATTATTTTAAGGGGGAATTATGAAAGTTTATAATTATTCTTGCAACGACGAAATCGACAGAAAAAGTTGCATACTCTCATGGGATGTTGAAAATGATAGTTACAAAATAGGCAAACATAAAGTGCCAAGCCTAGATGATGTTATCGAAGCAATAATCCACAAACGCTCTAAAGGGAAAGATAGAAAAAACAGGCTTCTTTTTTCTTTGAGAAAGTTCTTACATTCTGGCACTAAAACAACTGGAGATGATTTAGACGATATTGAAAAAACTTTTGGGATTGCAGAAAGTGAAAACTATGCTCATACACTAAAACCATTTATAAATGAAAATGGTTATTACAAAGAAACTACAGATAAAAACATCATAAGTCATTTTGCATATAACAAAAAAATAGAAGACATAAAAGATGACTTTGTGTTTGAAAAATATATAAAGCAGGTCCAACAAGAACTAGACAATCACCTTAACAATGAGGCACATTACGAAGAATTAAAACACCTTGAAGATCACCTAACTGGACAAATATTAGGAGACATAAAAATTGAAAACAAAGACGTTCAAAACGTTGCTTGGTTTTCAAAAATAGAAAAGGTGAGCCTTCCACACTATCACTTAGCAAAAAAACAAAGCATAAGAGAAAACATCTATTATGCAGGAATGGTTGACCTTGTAACAAAAGATACTCTCTATTACTTGGATTTTAATGACGAGCATTCAATTGACTACATCATTTTATATCTAAATATTCTTAATATTGATTTTAAAAAACAAAACTTAAAATTATTATGTCTTGGTAAAAACGGGAGTTTTATAGATTTAGACTTGCCTTGCATAAGTGAAATAAATCTAAACAAAATTATTTCATCTTATAAAAACAAAGAGCTATGTGATTTTTCGTTATTACCAAAATACAACTCCTTCTTGCATGAAAATAGTCCATTCTCATCGCAAGTCACTTGCACTTTAATCCCATACTGTTTTATTTCATCATTAGTATCGTCCAAAAATTTTTTTGAAGAGTTAGGGGTTCCGCTTTCTGCAATAATACCTAGTTCTATTGAGATATACCCACAAGACTCTTTAAAATACAAGAAGGCAACAGTAGCAAAGTCTTTTATATTCGCATTAAAATTAATTATAGAAGTGTATCAAAAAACGGATGTCCAAACAACTTTTCTTTTTATTAATAATCTAAAAGATATTTTCCTTACAGAAAAGGAATTCGCTTATACTACGCTTAGAATGCTTTACCTCTGTCCTTCAGTGTTGGAAGAGACGATTTTTAAGATTCAAAAGAATTGTGAAGTGTTAGGAAAATCTTTAAAGATGCAAGAAATAAAAATGAATAATGAGGGAATGCAAAAGATTGCATATACTGATACAACTCTGCAATTAAAATTAAATGTTCTTCAAAAAGATGCTTTAGTTTCTTATTTGAGGTCTAATTTATTGCAAGAAAAAAATCTAAAACAAATTATTGACATTCGAGATAAAAAAGGAGTTAAAACTTTGAGCGGAAAAGAATTAAATACATTTTCTTTTTATAAGAAAACAAAATGTTATGAAGGTTGCATACAATCTCAAAGATATGTAAATGTAATTATTGCTAATGTGGGGTTAGTGTATTCAAGGTCTTGTAAAAACATCCTAGAAAATGCGGTGTTATTTTTGCATTTTAAAAATATGAAAACAGGAGCTGATTATCAACATTATATTGACGTCGCCTCTTTTCCTGAAGGGGAAAAGAGTGCCCCACTTATCCACCCCAACTTTAATGCTCTAGTCACTCTTTTCTTTGATACGTTTAGCATAAAGCGTGGTAACTTTAATCTTTCATCTTGGATAGGTTGTAAAGGAGAGTTGGCAATAAAAGATTCCGACGATAAGAGTTTTAGAACAGCGAAAGGCAGTGGCGTTATGTACATAAAGGAAGAGAATTAAAAAAGGAGATTAAATTATGCAATTTGGTGAAGAATATAAGGTAAATGAAGATTACGATTTTTCAATAAAACCAGGAGAATATATTGTTTTAATTAAAAAAGTGGAGCTAAAAGAATCAAAGTCGGGTAAGCCTATGGCAGCTCTTACATTGTCAATTAATAGTAATTTCAAGATAATGTATTTTTTGGTTGATGATAGAAGCGACATAGAGGCATACAATAGAACAAATGCAACTTTCACTCGATTTTTTGATTGCTTTAAAATTGCAAGAGGTAATTTTAAGACAGAAACATGGCTAAACAAAAAAGGCAAAGTTCTTCTTGGCTATGGAAAGCCCACTAGTGATGGGAATAAATATCTTGAAGTGAAAAAACTAATTGTACAGACTCCTCAATCTCCCGAAATACCACCTTCTTCTAACTCTTTTAAGCCCCCAGAAGGTATACATACGGAGTATGATGATTCTAATGATTCTGATGGATATATAAAAGATATTGAGGATGAATATATTGAGGAAGAGGAAGGCATTATGTATTAGCAACAGTTGAACTATTTCCATTTTAGAAATAATTCAATTTTAACCTGTGCTTTTTTTAAGGTAGTGCGAGTTTTTCTTGCACTACTTTTTTTATAAAAAAGTTATATTTTTTTTCACTTTATTCCCCCCCTAAACGTCCCCCTTTTAACTACCCCCCACCCTATTCACTAATTTCCTTAAAAAACAGCCCTAAAAAGTGCGTAAAAACGCCTAAAAAAGCCCCCAAAAAGCCCTAAAAACACACAAAAAGGGGCTAAAATAGGGGTAAAATGCTCATAAACTGCCCTAAAATGCTCATAAAACGCACCAAAAGTGCCAAAAAAAGCACCAAAAAGGCATAAAAAAGCCCATTTTTAGCCCCAAAAAGACGATTATTGTATATATGATAATTGAAAGAATTAACCTCTTTTAACATCGATATAATAACGGTGTGATAAGCATTTATTAAAAAACAAAAGTCTTTTGATATTGCATAAAGATAAAAAAAAGCCCCCATATTGCATAAAAAGGGGGGAAGGGGGGTACACTTTTAAGGCATTTTTGCAAAAAAAACACGAGAATCCCGTTACAAAATTTAGGTGTTTTTTTGTGCAGAATGGGGGGGACATTATAGCCTATTTTTGTTCTGCAACTGGGCGCGAAACATCGCTATATCGCGTGTGCATTGTGTGCTTGCAACTGGTGGCAAAACATCGCTATATTGCGTTCGCATTGTGTGCTTGCAACTGGTCGCAAAACATCGCTATATCGCTATGCGTTTCTGTACAGCATCGGGGGTGCATTGTGTACAGCAACTGGATGCAAACCCCGCTATATTGCGAGGCGTTGCTGTACAGCATTGCCTCGCAATATAGCGATGTTTTGCATGTGATGTCTTTTTAGATAACTGTTTTTTATTTCTTAGAAGTGGGCTAGGGGAGTTGTAATTTATTATAAATGAAAAATAAGCATATTGCAGAAACTAAAGCGAATATTAAATTGTTTTTTAGTGAAGGAGATTAATCACAATGAGTTTTTTTATAATAACACTTTGCTTTTTGTTTGTTCTTATGTTGGATAAAATAAGCGAATATCAAAACAAGGAAAAATAGAAAGAAAGCATATAAAAGTTTAACATGCACTTATGAAAAAAGCTCTTCGATAGGTTTTAAACATATTCAACATATGCTTTTAAATTATGATTTATTGAATACCTTCCCAAGTCTATTATTGAGTTGCTTAAAATCAGCTAGAATCTCTGCAAAAGTTTTATGTAAAAGACCTTTTTCTTTAATATTTGAATAAAAGTCGTTTTTATCTGCAATCATAAGAATCCCTAAAATAGTTGAAAGCGGTTCAGTGCTATCTTCAGTTGTTTTATCACCAAAAGTTAATAAATAAAGATGACTTAATTCATGTGCTATAGCAATTCTTAATTGTTTATCTTCTAAATGTGCAGGATAAGAAATCCTAAAAAATTCACCTTTTTTATAATTAGCTTTAGCTATTAGAGTTTTATCATCAACAGGTAATGGTGTTAAAATAATCCTAAAGAAAATATTTTTAGTTAATTTTCTCATTCGTTCTTCAAGAATTCTGGTGATATGAGCTAAATATTGACCTTTTAATTCTCTTTTTATAATTTCATAGTGGTTTGTTAGTTTTTGTACAATATACTTATTTACATTGAATTCTTTTGCTATTACATCAATTTTTTCATCATTCATTTCGAACATTTACTACCCACCTATTCCTAGTCTTTCGTAAAGTTCATGGATTTTCCACGAGCCTTCAATAAAATCAGCTAACGTGATGTCATATTTTTGCTCAGTTAGTTCATCAGAATCTTCATCACTTCCACAAGAATAAAAGACGATAGGGTCATACATTGCATGTTCAAGATATTTAATTTTTTCACGTGTAGTTTTGATGTCAAACTTAGAGAATAAGTATTCAATATTTTCTTTTGTGACGGCTTTTCTTAAAGCTCCTGTAAGCATCTCGTTCATAATAACGTCCCCCCTGTTACGAAATAATATAGCAAATTTATACTATTATGGTCAAGATTTTTAATTTTGTGCTAATCTATGGTAAGCGGTTTTAAAAAATATGTTATAAGGTAGGTTTTTATGTATGGTGCAATTGAAGTGGCGAATTATATAATAGAATACGAGCATTCTCAAAAAAGAATAATAAGCAATTTGAAATTGCAAAAGCTTTTATATTTTGTACAAGCAAATTTCTTGCGTATTCTTGGAATACCTTGCTTTAGAGATAGGATAGAAGCATGGAGCTTTGGTCCAGTTGTGGTAAATGTCTACCATGCTTATAAATATTATGGTGGGTTAGATATTACAAAACTGAAAGATGATGTTATTGTTTATATTTCACAAGAACATAAGAAAGTAATAAACGAGGTGTTAGAGAAATTTGCTGATACTCCTTTTTATGAGTTGGTAGATATCACTAAACATCAAACGCCTTATATAGAGGCACGTCGTAGGGGTGTTCTCTTTTTTGATAATAAACCCGAAATAACCATACAAGACATTAGGATGTTTTTTACGGGGACAAAAGATTAAGCATGGAGAAGGAATTGATTGAATAAGACGGAATAATTGTTCTACATTAGCGACGTCTGTTAACCTCATTTTACCATCTACTGCTCTTAATTTGAAAGCGTTACAAATTGTAACGCTTTCATTTCCTTCTTCTTTTAAGCGTTTTTTTAAGACTCTCCAATAAATTTGAGGGTTTTCACTTTTTGTTAAAGCTCTTACAACATCCACAATACTAAAATACCATTCATCTTCTTCTTCAATCCAAATACTACGAATTGGATTATCTTCAAAGGATTTTACCGTTCCCATTAAAAACTCCCTCATAGTTTTTATTCTTTCAGGGTGTCCTAAGCTCTCAAACATTTCGGCTATTTAAGGACACAATATTCCTTTTTCTTCTGCTTCTTTTTTCATCTTTTGAGTAATGATAATTTCCCTATCCTTACAAGCTTCAAACAAAAGGTCTTTATCTTCTTTTAATGATTGTTCCATCAATTTTTTTATTTTTTCTAGTGTTAAAAAAGAAATATCATAAATATGCTTATTTTTAGAATAAACAATTTTATTATCATTATAATAACTTCTAATAACAGAACTACAATATTTTGAATGAAAATCAAAAACAAAAACTAAAGGTATATATCCTCGACTCATTAAAATAGTTCCTCTATTGTATTTACAAAATAAGCCCAGCTACTAGGAAAGTAATTATACATTGTTTTAATTCTCTCATTACTACTTGCAAGGCTTTCAAACATCATAGCAAAAGCTTCGCTTTTAATTCTAAATTATAGCATCTAAAATATTACGTCAGGGGGATAATCAAGATTACAAGGATGTTCTTTTACCCTTTCATAAAGATAATCAACTCCATCTTTTTCAGATTTTTCCATTAATTCATCAATTTCTTTTTCAGTCAAGAAATCTACTTCAAAATCAGTAATGTTATTATCATCTTTAGGTTCATATATGCAATAAAACAAATTATCTACTGTACAAATATCATACATTATTCTACCGAATTTTAAAAAGAATTTAGAATGTTTTTCAAAAAGTAAATCTATGTCTATATAGTTGCTCATTAAAACACCTCGTCTAAAATCATATTAAAATATCCCCATGCATTAGGTAGGAATGTTCGCATAGCTTTTATTCTTTCAGGGTGTCCTAAGCTCTCAAACATTTCAGCTATTGCCTCGCTTGTTACTCTATATTTAAATACACTAGGCTTATCATAACACCAATATTTATTTTTATGTCCTATCCCTGTGCTTATAGCATTTTCAGTCATCGCTCCATATAAATCAGAAATATTAGAGTTAATATATTTATTTTTATCCAACATCTTTATTACTTCTGCCTGTAGGTTTTCAGGAAGTTGAGATATTGTATTCGCATTCATCGGCTTGTAACCACTACCTATAACACTATACCCCGTTTTGTTTATGTAATTCAAGACATCTTTAGCAATGTATGCACTCAAAAGAGACATTTTTCCCCTTAATCCACCTGTTTCAGTATGTATATTGCTATCTAACCAGTGTCCTGCTTCATGTAAAAATGTTCGCATTCCAAGTTTAAACTCTAATGCTTGATTATCTCTTTTATTACTATCTCTTATTAAATTACAATATATTTTATTTTTTTTTGGTGAATAAAAAGAACCATTGTAAGCTGAATAAAACTCCACCTGCATATCGCCTGCGTGTTTTGCAAGGATGTACAAAGCCCTGCCGTTCACTTTATGCAAGTCGTCTAAAAATGCCCGCTTGTCTTCACTGCGAACTCCGTCAACAAACCATTTATGCTCTTTTATGATGTCAATACTTGCAAGACCTAAAGCCTTTCCCTTTTCATTATGGAATAATTTTAGCCCAGTTTCTTTATAGGTGTTTTTTATTAACTCGATATTGTCTTCGTGATTTTGCTTTTCAAACCATTCTTCTGTAGGCGTGTTGCCTAGTTTCATCCCACCTTCAAGTTGTTTTTTTAGCTTTCGCCTTGTGATAGGAGCTAGAGTGCATAGGCACATCACGTGCGGACGGTCAGGCACTTTGTCTAATGGATATATTCCTCTACCTAATCCGTAGACATCTTCGTAGGCTATGTCGTTACAGTCGCAACGGTCTTCGTACATTTTTAATCGATTGTTTGCTAGTAGCCATTGCACTGCTTCTATATATGGATTTGCCATGTAATCTTTAATGCTTGTTGTAAAGTAGACTTCAGAAAGTTCATTACGTGCCAGCCTCATTGCAGCAAAAGATATATCAGGTGGGAAACGCCCGTTTAGGCGTTTCATCATGTTAGGGTATTCTTTTATTGGTTTACTGCTACCTGTTGCAACATACTTGTCTAAGAGTATGGCTAGTTTTTTGCAATCCATGTTAATGCCTGCTTCACAAACACTTCTTATTGTATCAATTGAATGTTTTGATAAGTCCCATACTCTAGTTGAGATTGTAAATTCTTTTTCTTTGTAAAGGCGTTTTTTTTCTATCGTATGTTGAGCTATTTCTGTACTTTTTTTGCTTACGTCCGATTGTATTTTTTTGACAATAACGTTTTTATCTCTAGTAGGCGGAGAGGCAGTTCGTGCTTCTCCTGTTAAAGAGTGTTTCCCATTAAAAATCTCTTCATCAAGTTTTAGTCTTGCACATATAGATAAGGCAATGCTAGCACCGCTTTTTAATGTTTCATATATGAGAAAGCCTAGTTTTTCATTTAATTCTTTTTTTGCTTTTTCAAAAAGCTGATGTAGGTGGTTATCAATGCCTTTGAAGTCTCCTTTTTGGATTTCTATATCAAAAAGGATAGGA